ATGAAGCCCCTATCTATTATGCAGCTGCGCCTGGGCGTTCCGCTGCCTGTGCCACTTATGGGGCCCGCCGTATGCGCCGGCTTCCCCTCCCCCGCTGACGACTATATCGAGGAGGCACTAGACCCCGCACGTCTGATCGTCACCAATCCGATCAGCACCTTTATGTGGCGGGTGTCCGGGTCATCCATGGAGGCCGCCGGAATCCTAGACGGAGACTTCGTGGTTGTGGACCGCAGCCTGAAGGTAAAGCCCGGCGATGTGGTGGTCGCCATTATCGACGGCCTACCCAGTGTTAAACGCGTTCGCCATAGGGCGGGCCGCATGGTCCTGGACTTCGACAATCCGACCATGGGACATCTTGAAATGGATGAGGCCAGCGAGGCCGTCATCTGGGGCGTGGTGACTTGGTCGCTGACCCCGCACCGGCCACCGGCATGAACCGGGTCTATGCCCTGTCAGACGGCAACAGCTTCTATTGCAGCTGCGAGCGGGTGTTTGACCCGTCACTAATCAATAAGCCGGTCGTCGTCCTGTCCAACAATGACGGGTGCGTGGTGGCAAGGACGCCAGAGGCCAAGGCCATGGGCATCCCCATGGGCGTGCCGTGGTTCGAGATCCGCGACAGCTATCTAAGGGCGGGCGGCAAGGTCCGGTCTTCGAACTATGCCCTCTATGGCGATATGAGCCGCCGCGTGAATGCGGTCTATGAGCGGTTTGCCGACGAGGTCGAGGTCTATTCGATCGATGAGAGCTTCCTTGATCTCTCGCGGTCACCGGACCCTGAGGCCCATGCCCGTGTGATGCGCGAGACAGTGCTGCGCTGGACCGGCATCCCGACCTGTGTGGGACTGGGCCCGACGCGGGTTCTGGCCAAGGCCGCAAACCATCTGGCCAAGAAACGGACTGAGTTGGGCGGGGTATGTGACCTGACCGATCCAGAGCGGCGAGCGGCGTTGCTGGCCACGCTGGCGATTGAAGATGTTTGGGGCATCGGGCGGGCCCTGTCGGCACGACTGGCGGCGCATGGCGTCCGCACGGCGGCCGATCTGGCGGCCATGCCGCCCAAGTCGGCCCGGCAGATACTGACCGTGACCGGCGAGCGCATCGCTCTTGAGCTGGCAGGTGTCCATTGCTCGGCGCTGGAGGTATCAGCCCCTGCGAAAAAAGGCATCGCGGTCACAAGGTCGTTCGGTCGCCCCGTGACCACCCTGCAAGAGATGGAAGAGGCCGTGCGGACCCATGCCGTTCGGGCGGGCGAGAAGCTGCGCCGTAACGGTCGTGCCGCGCCCCACATCCAGGTCTTCTACTTCACCTCGCGCCACCGCCACGGCCCCCAACGATCGGTCGCGGGCATCGAGTATTTCCCGGTGGCGACGAATGACAGCCTGGCCCTTTGCGCCGCCGCGGGCCGCGTGGCGCGGCGGATATGGGCGGACGGCTTTGTCTATGCCAAGGCGGGCGTCATGCTGGATGGTCTGATTGATCCCGCTGATGCCGTGCCGGACCTATGGCACAGGCCAGACCCACGCCGGGCCGAACTGATGCGGGCCATGGATGCCGTCAACGGGCGGTTCGGACGCAATGTGCTGGCACCGGCTGGGGTGACTTATCAGCGGCCCTGGTCACTCAAGCAGGACCTACGCAGCCCGCGCTGGACAACAAGGCTGGATGAAGTGCCGACCGTGGTCGCGAAATGATTAAGCGGCAAATATTGGTAGGCCTCTGCTCCGGCAACCGCATCTGCGCCGAAAAAACGACCATGAATCAGCAGCAGTTCCGCCATACTGCCGTCGCCTTGGTAGAGGCATAGAAGGCGGATGTACGCCCATGGCGAAATGGATTTGTTGCGCGGGGCCGATGTCATCCGCAAAGCTGCGCGGCAGTTACCAAGGAAGCCGGGCGTTTACCGGATGCTGGCCGCTGATGGTGCGCCGCTATATGTCGGAAAGTCACGCAGCCTAAGAGATCGGGTCGGGTCTTATGCCCATGTCGGCGGCCTGAATGGCCGGATCAGCGAGATGGTATCGCTGACGCATGCCGTTACCGTGGACGAGGCCGATACTGAAGCCTTAGCGCTGCTGTACGAGGCCGAACTGATCGAGGAGCTGTCACCGCCTTATAACCGCGCCAGACCAGCTGAGGGCGGCTTTGCTTTCATCCATATCGGTGACGGCCCTTTTCCTCAGGTATCGGTTGCAAGAGGACGCCGAAACGGGCGCGGCACCCTGTATGGGCCATTCGTGCATCGGCGATGGGCTTATGAAGCGGTGAAGATGTTCCAGACCCTCTTTCAGACGCGCCCCTGTTCAGATGATTTGCTGGAGCGGACCACCAAGCCTTGCATGCTGCATCAGATCGGACGCTGTTCCGCGCCGTGCTCGTCGGAGCGGATAACAGCCGAAGCCTATGGCGAGCGGATCAACCAGATACGATCCACATTACGCGGCCATGACAGGCGCTTGCGCCGGCAACTGGAACGGAACATGGCCGAGGCCGCTAACGAACAGGCCTTTGAGAGGGCCGCGCTGTATCGTGATCGGCTGAGGGTGCTGGATCACCTGCAGTCGGTTCGCCGGATCAATGCGCGGCCTCCTAAAGCGGCTTTATACGTGCAAGGGTTCGATCATGTGCAATCTCTACGCCCAAAAGGCCGGGCCACAGGCCATCATGAAGGCGGCGCGGGCCTCGCGTAACGCGGCTGGCAATCTGGAGCCAGGCAGCATTTATCCCGACTATGCTGCGCCAATAGTCCGCATGGATGACGGTGAGCGTATCCTGACCACGGCGCGCTGGGGCCTGCCATCACCGACCTTCGCCCTTGAGGGCAAGAAGACCGACAAGGGCGTGACCAATGTGCGGAATACCTCCAGCCCGCACTGGCGGCGCTGGCTGGGACCAGAGCACCGCTGCCTTGTGCCCTTCACCGCATTCAGCGAGCCCGGGAGAGATGCTGAGGGAAAGTTCCAACCCGTTTGGTTTGGGCTGCCAGGTGAGGACACATTGGCTTTTTTCGCGGGCATCTGGGTGCCGCAGTGGACCAGCGTGCGAAAGCTGAAGGAGGGCCAGATCACGACCGATCTTTTCGCCTTCCTTACCACTGAACCCAGTGAACCGGTTAAGTCGGTCCACCCCAAGGCGATGCCGGTGATTCTAACAGAGCCGGAGGAGCTTGAAATGTGGATGAGCACTGAATGGGATGAAATTAAGAAAATACAGCGATCTGTGAACGTTGCATACTCAATGTCTAATTAAAAAATCAAATTTGAAATCAAATTTATTCAAAATGAACGCAATAATTGAAACGCTCTGGATGATAATGAAGAATTCAAAATATTAGCTCTAAGCCTAGTAAAAGTCCTCTCAACTTCACTTTCAGAATTGAATTCTTTTCCATCTTCTATCTGTCCGATATAATTATCGACAGACCTCAATTCAGAAGCACAGACCCCGTACGCTTGAGTATTAACGATTTTTCTTTTTATATTTTTACCCAATCGGCGCCTTATTTGAACAATATTTCTCAATAATATTTTTCTATTTGGGTCATTTAGAGATAGCCCATATGCATCAAATAGAGAATCTTCGATCGCCTCTACCCTCTGAATCTCAGCCTCGAGAGAAGCAGCTCCAGATTTCAATTTCTCTAAAATACACGCGCCAACGAGCCCGCCAATAACACCCAGCCCGGCACTAAGCAATGTTATAGATACACTAGCCATAACGCTCTAGCGTGCTTCTTTGATATAATTCCGAACAGTATCAATATACGTCGGATCTTTATCTGATTTAATAGTAAGCCTTTCAAGAAGGTCTTTTGCATTGAACCCAGCACGAACGAGTCCCCCAAAAGATTCTTCCAAAAATGATGGTGACAGACCTCTAGCACCATCAAGATCTACTTCTATGAAACGATCGGTTCGAAGCGCTGGAACAAGCCATTCGTTGCGAAAACGCTCACCGTTCCAGTCTCCGTGCATTGGGTATCGCCCAAACGGAAAGGGATTGAAATCGACGGCTAACCGTATAGTTCTAGTCATAAAAGCCAACATATCAGGATTTAGGTTCGCGATCTATGGAGCCTAAATGCCATGTAATCAGAGTTCCCGGAAACGCAAAGCCTAAGGGGTCACAATACTCGTCATCAGGTTTGTCACATGCGGTTTTTCTGTAGCCATAAATTGCATCTCCCGAAATGATATTGATGTACCCCTGAGGAAAGTGACTTATCAGAGATATCATATTCGTAAGCCCCTTACCGCGCTCTTCAAGCCCGCTACCCGTGCGCTTTTTCTTGATCGTCGCCAGCAAAATTTGCTCATCTGTGGGCTTAATATTTACATAGCCATTTCGAGCTTCGCCCTTAAAATTATTGATCAGACGTTGTAGGGCATCCCCCATATTTTGGGGCGCAGTTGTTGGAATTCCTTTTCCATGGTCCAGAGCAACAAAAGTAGCATGGTTTTGGGAAGATATTCCCGCAATCCACCACCGCTCTGTTTCATTTGGCTGGCCATTTGAGCCATACGCCCATGAAATTACGTTGTCGGCTGCTTCATTGAGAGCGCCATGCACTAAATCAGCGAGAGCGACATCAGAACTTAAGTTTTCAATAATTTGGGCTATTTCAAATGTTTTAGCACCAGGTGAAGGTTCCCCTCTCATACCCGATGTAACCTTTACAATATTCCGGGCTATTTCTTGAGGAATTATTATATTGTCAGATTCGCCTTCCGCGACACCAAATAGAATCAACGCAACTCTAGGAACCCCTCGGCGCGGCAATCGTAAATCAACAGGATGTCCGGAATTATGCTTGGCCGTGTAGGCTCCTGCGGCAAGCATGACGCAAGCTGCAACGTCAATTACTGACGTGCTGTGTAGGTCAATTAGTATTGGACCTAAATGAGATTTTGATTTCTCTTCAAGTTGATTAATAAAATCATTAATAACCTGCACCCCTTTTATATCCTTGATCGCTAACCTCTGGGGAGCCTTGAGTATCAAGTGACTTGGATAGCGATCAACAAGAGATTGAAGCTCTTTTTGGCGCCCCCTTTGGCGACGACCTTTTCGTTTACTAATCACAATGGTTAAGATTTCTGCAAATATTAAAAAAGTGAAACGTTATCGATCATAAGGAAATGAGTCTATAGAAGTTTCAAACTAAAGTGCTGACAAACGCCGCTTATAACGAACGCGGTAAACCGTATCTAGACCCATCCTGAAACGACAAAAGCCCGCCCCGGCAAACCGGAGCGGGCAATTGTGTCAAAAAAGGCACAAATCTGGCATCTTCGCCTCAATTCGCGAAACGCAGGTATTGCGAAATGGTGAACGCTACCCAGATGGCCGATCGGGGAGGATGTTCCATCCCTGTCCTAAGTGACGCTTTGACGGTCTAACGGTGCTGTCGGAGACTGTCCGATCGCGCCGAAGTGGAGCTTTGCAATCCCCACGTAGCGTGAGCCAGGGGCTCAATCAAGCCGTGGGACTATTTAATATGATCATTGTGAAGCGCAAAGCTCTCGACGGTTGGCGTTGGCGTTGCATCCACTCGAACGGAAACATCATGGCGGAAAGCGGTGAAGCGTATGTTCGGGAAGCTGGAGCGGATAACGCACTGCGCACGTTGAGGGCCTACTTCGGCACGGCCCCGGTCTATCGCGCGGTTACCCTGGGATCGCTCGAGCTCGACACGGACTTCGACAAGCCCAATAACACCCTTCGCATCTAGTGCACTTGACCCGGCCGGTTTTCCGGCCGGGTCGCCCAAATCACAGGCATTACCCGCTAGAGCTGCCAATCTCACCTAAGCCGACCCCACGATTTTTCCTCGGCGGCACCTGTGGCGGCGGCGGACAACTCACCCCCTCCGCCCCCATCTCCACCGCCCACCGGCACAACTCTCCGACCCGCGCCCAGCCGCGCTGCCCCCAAGCCCTGACCTCTGCATTGTGGTCCATCATGGCCTTACTACTAATCAAGGCCCTGTCCGGCATCAGGGGTTCAGCCTCCACCGCTAGTTCGGCAGGCAGCGGGTAGATCCCGCTCGGCGCGTTGCTGGCGCATGACGCCACAGCCATAGGCAAGGCCAGCAGCATCGACAGGGCCATCAGGGACTTGAGATACCGCATCGGACAACTCCTTTTGCTTGCGGAAAATATCGGCATCATTGGCAGCTCGCTCGATGGCCTTGGCACCATCAGCCTTGCGGGCCTGCTCGATCCGGGCGGCATAGCGCTCGGCCTCACGGGCACGCTCTCGCGGCCCGGCGGTGATCAGCAGATAAAATATAGCCACGGCACACAGGACGATGGCCCCGGCAAACAGGGCCACAATCATGCGGGCGGTGACGTCCATGGCCTTGAGGGCGGCGATCATGCCTCATCCTCCGACACACCCGCCGCCTTGGGGCTTAGGCGGATGACCTGCTGCGGCGGCAAGGCCGGGCCATGGGGCCAGCGCATCCCACCGGGGGCCAGACGATCCTTGGCGATCCGCATCACATTGACGCTGTTGGCCTGATTGCCGCCCAGCACGTGATAATGGCTGGTGTCCTCGCCCACATAGAGGCCGACATGGCCCCCGCCGTTGCGGGTAAAGACCAGGACGCATCCCAACCGCGGCCCCGTCAGCTCGCGGCCCCACTTGCCGACCCGCCCCCACTGGGCCGCGCGCACGGCGATGGACGGGGTGGCCAGACCACACCGGGTCATGATCAGGGCCAAAAATGTCCCGCACCACGGCGTCTCATCATCATTGACCACAATGCCCAGCACCTTGGTGCCCAGCTCTTTGATCCAGCCCATGATGGTCGGACTGTGTTTCGGCCCCGCGATTTCGCGCACGCCGAGGTGCTGGCGGGCCTCAGCCAGCCAGATAGGTTCGCCCATGGCGACCTCCAGTTTATATTGCAAAGGTATGGGTTGAGATTTCCGACAAACGTCGGTACTTCCCCGGCCTTAATCGTCGGGGGCCTCATGAAAATTCTATTCGCAGCAGCTATTGCCGCGACCGTTCTGATCGGTGGAACAGCGTCCGCTCAAATCGTACTACCGTCAGGACAGGTCGGCGTGCCCTACTCTGCGACGCTGACGCCACCTAGCTTTACGGCAACCAGCTACTCAGCCACTTCTGCGCCTCCGGGACTATCCGTGACATTGGCATCTTTGACAGGAACCCCCACAGTCTCAGGAACCTACATTTTCGACGTCGACATCACGGGCACGTTCATCTCCACGTGCATGACGCCAGTACCCATGCCTTGCACCGTCCCCACCGCGACGAGGCAGACCTATAGTGTGCAGATAGCTGCTGCCCCCACTCCCATCCCAACCATGACAGAATGGGCGATGATCCTGCTGGGCACCTTGCTGGCAGGGGGCGCAGCGCTGACGATCAGCCGTCGTCGGACAGCGACCTAATACCTGTCCTGCCTCGATTGCGGATCCGATGTCCCCAGTGCATCAATCTATGCACTGGGGCTACCCGCCCATCCTCGACCCCAACCATCCTCGTCTAGGTCAAAGGTGCGCTGGAACAGGCGCACGAAGTCGTCATCGCTCATGATGCTCATGGCGAAGCCTCCATTTGGGATGTCGAAGGTATGGATTGCTACTACGATTAACCGTCGCTATGTGAACAGCTCGGTTCGTCAGGGGGTGGAAATGATCCGGTATCAATTGGCTGCTTTGATCGCGCTTGCAGTGGTTGCGTTTGCGCCCTCTGCACTGGCTCAGTGCTTCAGTATCGGCGGCACCACCATCGAGTGCAGCGGAAATCTTGGTGGCACAGTGATAGGCTCGGCGGGCACCGATACTTTCATCATCAAAGATGGGACGATTGGATCGCTAACTCTATTTTCCAATGGCGGGGTCGATGTGTTGGACTTTTCCGACTTCTCGGGACCTGTATCGGTGGACACCACGGCGGGTGATTGGACAGTCGTAGCGCCGGGCTTGAACATCAATTTCATTGGTTTTGCGACCGGTCCGGGCGTCGAAATACGGGGCGGCGCTGGAGCGGATACCCTCATCGGCGGTGCTGGAGACGACGTTCTGATTGGTGGGCCTGGGGCCGACATTCTGAATGGCAACGCCGGCACCGATAGACGAGGCGATAGCTCGATGGCTGACTGTGGCGGCGACACATTGAGCAGCATTGAGATTGATACCTGCTCTGTCGTTCCCGTTCCGACGATGTCCGAATGGGCGATGATCCTTCTGGGCACCTTACTGGCAGGCGGCGCAGCCCTGACGATCCACCGTCGTCGGACAGCGATCTAATACCTGTCCTGCCCACGATTGCGGATCCGATGTCCCCAGCGCATCAATCTATGCACTGGGGTTATCCGCCCATCCTCGACCCCATCCATCCGGTCTGCCCGCCTAAGGATATGCGGCCCATGCCGGGCCAGCAGATAGACCGCCCACCCGCCAAACAAGGCGACATCCCCCGCGCCAACCGGATGGCCCAGCAGGCGACCATAGGCCCCGGTCAGCATCCCTGCCGCCGCGATCAATAGACCGCCTCTTTGCCAGCAGCTGACCCGCGCGCCCCAGCCCGCGACAGCCGCCAAAACGATGATGGCGACAACAGACCCCGCCAGCACCGCCGCAAGCCACGTCATCACCACCTCAATCATGATCCGCCTCCGATGGTCACTGGCCCCGCGCTGATCTTGACCAGCTTCAGCGGGTCGCGACTGTACTTGGCCACGGCCTGTGCCAGACCGGACAACAGGGCCATGCCAAAGGTGCCGATGATAAAGCCCAAGGCCCCCGCCAGCTCTGGCCAGACCTCGGCCCCGGTAAACAGATAATGGCTCAACAGCCTCAGCGCGGCGGGCCATATCCAGATCACTGCGGCCATGCCCGTGGCCAAGGCCAGGACCTTGCCGCGCACGGTCAAACCCTCGGCAAACATCATGCCCAGCACCGCCCCGGCCACCCCCGGCGCAAAGGGGGCCAGGGCACGCGCAACATCGACCAGCGGCCCATTGGGCGGCGGGGTATCGGCCATAGCGGCCCTCCTAGATTGTCAGTGGTTTAGAGACGAACCGGGTTCGTCAGCTTGGGTTGGAGATCACGGCCTCTAGGGCCTCGATACGGGCAAGAGCTGCGGCATGACGGCTCTCCAGGTAGCCAATGTCATTGGCCATCTGGCGGATGGCAGCAAAGGCACTGGACAGCATGGCCAGAGGATCGACCGCTAGGGCTCGGCGCAAGGTCACCCCATCCTCATCCACGACCGCGTTGTTCAGCTCTTCTGGCGGTCCCTCAGGGTCCAAAGGATCGCCACCCACAACCCACAGGGGATTGGCTTCGCGCAGGGCCTTGGCGTTAAACCCAAGGGCGTGGACGCTGTCCTGCACACGATCATACTCAATCTGACCAATGCCCAGTATCTGGATCAAGGCCGCCAGATCATCACTAACCGGGACGATATTATCCTTAAGGTCAGGGTCCGATGTCGGGTTAAACCCCGGCCCGCTCATCGCCAATGAGACATAAAAGTCAGAGCGACCGATGGACGAAATATAGCGACCGCCTGTTGGCCCGAAATAGATATTCTCGTTCTGGGTTCGGAACAGGCCCGCCGCGACGATATTGCCCGTCGAGGTCGTCTTGACCACTTGCCCCGCCACACCCGAATCTGTCGTGGTTTCCGCCGTGATCGCCGGTGCCCCGGTGATCGTGCCCCACGCCTGAGTGCCGGTGTGATTGCCACGGTTACGCAGATAGGTGTCGCTGCTGTTCTGCGTGGCCCCCGCAGCAATGCCGTCCAGCTTGGACTTGTCAGGCCCTGACTGGAAACCAGCCGTTGTGGGTGTAGCCACCGCGTGAAGCGATCCGCCGCCCAGATTGCCGTGGGCACCCCCGCCACCGGCCGCCAGTTGAGCCGCCTGCGCCGGGGTCATAAAGCCGGGCTGAGAAGACGTCGCCGCCGCATAGACGGTCGCGCGAGCCGGGCCACTCAGGCTGGCAAATCCAGAGCCAAAATTCCGCAGAACCTGAAGCCGGAAAGTGGCCGAACCTGACCAGGTATTGGCACCATTGATCCTGACCGACACCAACTCAGCCACGCCGGACGACATAAAGCTGTGCTCACTGGTGCCTATGACCGTGCTGCTGGCCAGGTGGATCAGGCGAAACTGCACCGTCATCGCACTGTCTGCGATGCCCGACAGGGTGGCCTCAAGGTCGATGACCTCATTGGCTTGCAACAAGGTATAGGCAAAATCCCCGACGTTGCTCCACGATCCGCTCGCCTGCGCCGCAACCGTGACCCCCACGGATTTTAGCGTAGGTCCCTCGATCGTCACGTCGCCACCGGTTGGGACATCCGAACCGCCAAAACGCGGCCCGCCCGTAGTGTTCATCGACACATAGACGTAGGCGTTTGACTTGCTCTCAGCACCCTTGGCGACACTGTTCGGACCGGTCCACCAGACAATGCCCTGACCACTGACCCCATGGGACTTACCCCACGAGGTCCTGACCCCAGCATTGACCGTGTACCAGATGCCATTGGTAAACTCGGTCGATCCGTCAGCTGAGACGAGGCGGAATACGTCCGACAGTATCTCAAATAGCGAGTTGCTGCCGTCGTTCTCCGACCGCCAACCACTGATCTTACCGTCCACATCAAACATCAGGCCAGCAATGGCCTTGGCTATTCCCTCGGCATTTACAGCGACTGCCTGCGTTGCGGTGATGGCCGCCTGAACCGACGAAACCTTACCCGCCTCGATCTCAGTCGCAGTGGCCTCTCGGGCATTGGCCCGATGCCAGCGTAAGGTTTTGGCACCCGTCGCCCCGCCCGAGGCTCCGGAGTGGGCATTGAGCAAATACAGCCCTGTGGCCGCAGGGTCCGTCACCGGATTATTCAGAACCACCAAGGCAGAGCCACGATAGGTCTGACCCACGACCCCGGCACCATGGGCGCTATAGAGGCTATGGATGGCCGCGGCATTGGGTGAGCCGCTGATCTCCACATAGAGGCATGACCGGCGCAGGTTGCCCGCCACCAGCGTCACCTCATAGTCCACCACCACATGAGAGCATGGACCCGGACGCTCGAACCGCCCCGAGGACAGGGACACCCCGCCATCATTGCCATTGGCAGACACCACCTCCAGCGCCGAGCCATAAAAGCCCGCCACACGAGAGGTTGAGCTGATGTTAGCCCCCGTCCAAAGTCCCGACGAGGGCGGCAGATTACCCGAGGTCCAATCTGCCCAGGTCGGGCTTCTGTGCCAGCCGCCGCCCGTACCCACACGCGCTGCGATCTGCGCGGACTGCTCCGCGCTCGATGCCCGGGATGAAGCATTTGCAGCCTGTGTTGTCGCTGTCGCCGCCGCCCCTTCAGCCGCCACTTTCGAAGCACTGGCGGCATCACGGGCGCTTGCTGCAGCACCTGCCGATAGACTGGCGGCAGAGGCCGAGCCATCGGCTGCGGCTTGGGCGGAAGAGGCCTGATCCCGATAGGTTTGCGCCTCACTGGCACGGGTACCCGCCGTTGTAGCATGGCCCTGTGCAGCCGAGGCATGACTGCCCGCCGCTGTTTCAGAGGCACCAGCTTGCGCCGCAGAGGTCGCAGCGGCCTTTACGGCAAGTTCGATATCACGCGGGGCCGGGGTCCAGGCCGTGGCCTGAGCTCCCTCTTCCAGCTTGATGTCAGTGATCTCAAACTCATTGCCAGCCGCCAGAGAGCCCTTAAAGAAGCGCAGCTGGACGCTTGATCCTTCCATGTCTGCGTGGGCAGAGGTGATGCCCTCCCAGACATATGCGACGAAGGATGACGAGGTGATCGTCCGACTGGTTTCCGGCAGAGTGTCCGGGAACAGATCAATGCTGATGCTGGATTCAGACCCGGCAACCCGGCGAGCCTTGAACGACAAGCTATAGGCCGTATTGCGCTTTAGCGGCCCGACACTGATGGTTCGAGATCCAGCCGAGCCGCCGATCAGCTTTACCGACCATCCGGACGTGGATGCCGCCTCAAAGAGCGTACCGTTGACCCGGCCCTTCTCGACGATGTTGCGACGGCCCTGAGACAATAGGGCCGCCAGCGCCTCATCCTTTGCGATCCCGGCCTGTAGCCGAGAGGCCTCAGCCGCACTAGCACTGACACCTGCCGCCGAAGCGGATGAGGAGGCAGACGAGGCATGGCCCTGAGCCGCCGCTGCAAAACCAGCTGCGGCGCTGCTGGCATCTGTTGCCAGTCCAGCCTTACTGGTCGCTGTGGTTGCAGAGGATTGTGCGGTGTCACGTGCAGCCACCGCCTCATCACGATAGGTCTGGCTTTGGCCTCGCGCCGTTTCCGCCTGCGTCTTGGCGCTGGCGGCTGCTGTTGCAAATGTCTCTGCCTCTGTGGCCTTCGCCGTAGCGGTCGTGGCCGAGGTGGCAGCTGCCGAGGCAGACCCTTGAGCCGCATCGCGAGACGCAGTGGCCTCGTTGCGCATGGTTTGAGCTGAGGTGGCAGCAGCCTCTGAATCGGCAGCATAGGATGCGGACTGATTGCGAGAGGTCAGAGCCGCCGCTGCCGATCCCTCCGCGCCGTCCTTTGCCGTTGTCGCCAGACCCGCCTGTGTTGCAGCTACCTGCGCAGCACCCTCAGCGACACCCTGTGCCAACAGGGCTGCGGCCTTGGCGGCCACAGCTGCCGATTCAGCCTCTGCGGCTGCGATAGCCGATGCTGCGGCTGAAGCCGTGTCACCATAAACCAGCTCAAGCGCATCAGCCTTGCCCTTGGCCTGCTCGGCAAGACCCGCAGCGGTCGCCACAGACGCCACAAGCGCCAAGGCCTCAACCCCACCTACATGAGTAGTATCACCCGCAATCGGCAACCCCGGCGTCTCGCCGGTACCGCCATGTCCCGGAGGGGCCACTGGCAGCGGCGGGAACACACCCAAGGCATCAGACGGCGACTGCCAGCCAAGGAATACCCAACCCCCTACCCCCATGTGACCAGTGGCTGGATAGGCTTCGACCTCGATCTCGCCCAGTGGCGGCTCACCCTCCTCCAAGGGTGGCAGGGGCGGCTCGCCCTCAGCGGGCACCATCAACCGCCAAAACACGCCATAGATCAGACTGCTGTCCAACTCAGCTATGGTCGCGGCGGCGATATGCACCACCTCGCCCCATGGCATCATGGCGTCGTGAGCCAGCACCTTGATCGCATTCACTTCACCGGTGATCGGGAAAGGATGGCTCGACCAGATCGGGCGCGTGGCGGGAATATCCACCACGGGTTTCAACGGCGGGGCAAAGGCTGGCGGTGGCGATCCAGTCTGGGCAAATGCCTTGGCGTACTTGGCGTCTGTCTCCTGACGGAACAGCAACCTGACGGTGCATTTTTCTGGCGACCAGACCCGCTTACGCACCCGCACCTTGATATCAGTCAGGCCATATTCCGGCTCATCCCAATCAAAAGCCGCGCCCGGCTCCAACTGCATCATCCACGGCTGGAAATCCGTCTCGGACTCCACCCGCTCACGCTCATGGGCCATCTCCAGATAGCAGAGCTGGGCCGCCTGCTGGGCCGCTGGCACATAGACATACTCATACCCGTCCGTCTGCCGACCGCCATCCTCGGAAAACCAGTCTGTATCGGTCACCGCCGCTATGGGTACAACTTCCCAGTTATGCTGCGCGCTCAGGAAACTGGGGATGCCCGTATTACGCCGATCCAGCCGTGAGGGCCCCAGGTTGACCTTTGGCACCGCCACCGTGTCCGCTGCCGTCGCCGTCAGCACACTGGCCACCGGCGCACCAAAGCTGACACAGGACAGCATCCCGCACCGCCGCGAACGCACCGCGCCCGAGGCCTTCAGCATCCGCTCCAGGACATCAATCTTGTCTTCGTCCGAGCGCGGCGCACCCGCCATACGCCAGCCATTTCCGTCCGCCACCTGTGCCGCCACGGTAAAGGCCGAAACATCAATGGTCTGGATCGGGGCCCCAATGCCACCGACCGCCCAGGACTGATAGGGCACGCCATAGCGGCCACTGGGTGCAGCCCCCTCCCAACGTCCGATGGCCCAGTTCAGAGCCGCCCGCGCGCCCTCCTCAATCCACGGCCATGTGGTCGGATTATCCAGCCGACAGGTCCCCACGCCCCCGCGCGTACTATCCAACAACGGGTCATAGCCAAACAGACCATCCAGGGTCAGCAAGGGCTTGGGCAGCCCGCCCTGATACTCTGATTTCTTTGAGTTCTCCTTGCCGGTCCACATAAAGCAAGGGCGACCCGACAACCGATGCGGGGCCAGCCAACCCGGGGCATGACTCTCATAGGCATTAGGTCCGGTCGGCGAGGTCAGGTTGGTAGACGGCTGCTCACCCGGCAAAAAGCTGAACCACATCTCGCCGCGATGCGAGCCGTTGATCGCCCTCTTATCCCGGTCAAACTGCGTCACCTCATCATCGAAAGAGACCTGCACCAATCCCTTAACCGGGCCACTGGCCCCGACCGTGGCCACCACGCTTTGATATCGATTGGTCGGACCATAGCCGACCCGATATCTCAGGCTGCCAGAGACCGCGACGCGCCCGAACGGAAACACCAGCGGCGCATTGGGCTCATAGCTGAACTCAATGGCCTTATTGTCCTGCTTATTGCCACCGCGCCCCTGCAAGATACCAATTGCGTTGCGCGGCTCATCCTCGCGCCAATAGACAATCTTGGTGCCATCCGTGGCATATTCGTCGCCACGTTCGCCCGGCCATACCAACTGCCGAAACGCATTGGATTGGCGCTGCTCTTCATTGGGCTCCAGCCCCCGGGCGTCACCTGTGATGACATCATATTCCAAGACCCGGGTCTTGCCCGGCACCAGACGTGGCTGATCCAACTCACCCACATAGATCTGATAGGGCGTGACCAGCTCGCCAGTATCGGGATGCACAGCACTTAGATGGATCACCACCCAGCCGCCTTGAGCATCGACTGAGGCTAAAGCACCCAGAGCGGTAAGATCAGGCGGGATGATCGAGATCGTGACCGGCTCGGCGTCATCATCAATGCCATCGGTAATATCGCTGATGCCATCCAGCGTGCCGTAAACACTATCGCGCGCCCGCCATGCCTGCCCGCCCCACCGCACAAACCCGGCATCGGTCCAGCGGATCGTATGGCCGGGCAGTGACACCGTTACCAGATGCACAATGGGCCAGCCCGCACGCAGGGCCGCAATCAGATCGGGATGCATCACCCCTCCTCAATCACAAAACTATCGGTCATCACGGCGGCAAATCCGCCCTGGGATTGCCCGCCTTCATCGACAATCAGCCCCTCGATGTAGGGGGCAGCGACCTCGACACGGTCGCCATCAACCGGCTCCAACCACAGCATGGGCCACAGATTCAGCGTGGCAAGACCCGCCCCCGTGGCCGTGGTCGCTGCCGTCAGAATATGGGCGCTGGCCCCCGCCGCAGTCACAACCGTGACGAACTGCCCCTTACGGAATCCATAGCCAGCCGGAACCGAGGTCAGGTTTAAACTGGTGCCCGATTGGAAACTGCCCCGGACCCGTGGCGAACCCGGTTCGCCAACCTCAAAGCCCAGTTGGGGGATCGGCACCCGCAACCGCTCACCGACCCCGCGCACAATATCCGCCAGCAAGGCCCGCCCGCAGACGGTGGCCAGTGCCCCCGGGGCAACCTCAATGCTCCAATGATCACCAAGGCGGCGCAGCGGCGTCAGCGACCCGCCCAACCCCGCCCTTTGAACCTCAGAGTTGCGGACGGCCCGCAGTTGATAATCGGTCGAACGCGCGGCGGGCGGCAGGATGATCGTCACTTACTGCGCCCTCCCAACCGATACCGCTCTCGCCGGTCCCGCACGCCATTGACCCGCGCGGCGAACTCATCGCGGTCACGCGCCATGGCCTCTTCCAATCTCTGGATGGCTGCCCGATCCGCGCCCCGCGCATCAATCGTCGGCGCGTAAGAAAAGCTGGACGAAGACCCGCCCCGCACCGACCCCAGGGATGCCGCCGCCGCATTGGCCCGCGCCACCAGACCGCCGTCCGCCATGCCGGCAACAGCACCGCCATAGTTCATCGCGTCCAGAACATTGCGGTTCTTCTTCGCGGCCTTGGCGTTGACGACATACTCGCCCACCGAAAGGTATCTGAGCTGGTTGTCCTGACGGGGCCCGCCGAGGCCCTTGACAGGTCCACCATCCGCCATGCCCGCAATAGAGGCCACGTTCGCCGCTGCGACCGCGCCAACAACGGCGGCCTGAATAAAGTTCATGGGCGGCGGGGCCGAGGCAAGGGCCTTTTGCACTGCCAGCACACCATCAATCGTGGCTTGAGCTATGGCCGCCGCCTTACCCAGCGCTGCTAGTTTCTTGTTCGAACTGCTCTGCAAGCTTTCCAGCGCACCCAACATGGTCTGGGTGGCGGACAGACGCTGCTGACGCAGGTCAGCATCGATCTGCGCCTTGGCCAATGCAGCCTCTTGCTCGCTGATCACGTCTTCTTGGCGCAACCTGTCGAGTTCGGCATAGGCCTCTCGGGCTCGCTCGATCGCATCCTCTGGGCCGCGCAGATCCGCGATAATGCCCTGGGCCTGACGCGCTCCGCCGGAACTGCTGTCCAGCGCCTTGTTCTCGTTCTTCTCAAGGCTCGGCAGTTGGGCCAGCGCCGCCCGCGCCGCCGCCCTTTCAGCCTCAGTGGCCTCAACATCTGCCGCCGCCAACTCAAGCGCCAGCCTTCGCTCCTGCTGGCGAATGGCCAGTATCTGACGACGCACATCCAGAGCATCACTGTCGCTCAGGGCCAGGTCTTCCTGAACCCCCAGCATCTCCATCATGATATCGCGGGTTAACTGACTGGCCCGGCGCTCACCTTCCGCCAGGCGCTCGGCCTCCTCGGCCTGTCGTGCAGATTCACGGGCCGTGGCCAACGCCTCGACATGGGCCGCCGCCTTGGCCTTGGCATTATCAAACCCGGCCTTTTCGTACTGGGCCGTCAGGTTCAACAGATCGACCTGATCCTGCTTGACCGCCGCCTCGGCATCACGACCCTGCGCCCGCAACACCTCGATCTCAGCTTGAAGGTTCAGCATATCGCGCTGGGCCGCAAGCTCCTCGGCAGTGGGGCCAGAAGCCTGCTTACCCCTCCCCTTCGGGTCGCTACCCGTGGGAACAGGCGGCAAAGTACGATCAATGGTTTCCGCCCGCTTGATGGTATCTTCGATCGTCTTGACCGCCGCATCGGCCTCGTCTGCTTCACGCTTGGCACGGGCTGCAAAATCCTCAGCCCCCTTGGCGGCACGATCATTGCCCATCACCTGAGCTGCACGGGCCTCTGACCACCCCCCGCCCACGCTATCCTGCCGATAGCGGTCCGCCTCATCGCGGGCAGCCTTGGCCCGCTTCTGCGCTGTTGCGGCCTCGGCGCGCTGATTTTGAGCCTCAATCCTCATGAGATTCAGCCGCTCCTGCTGGACCTCACGCAGGGCGGCGGCCTTCTCCAACAGCTGCTTCTTTTCTTCGCCTGACGCATTGGCGGCATCCAGTACAGCCCTTTCATAATCCGAGATCGTCGTCAGGGCTGCCTGTTGCAGGCCCGACATCTGACGCTGCGCCACGGCGGTCGAGTTGTAATGCGAGGCCAGCATGATCAAGCCGCCGCTAAGCGCAGCTACCGCCACTATGGCCGCCCCAATCGGATTGGCAGCAATGGCTGCGGTAAACCCATTCATGGCCGTGGTGGACAACAGGGTCGCGCGTGACACCCCGGTCATGCTCGCCGTCATCGCGGTCTGGAAGGCGATCAGGCGGCCCGCTGCTACGGTCTGAGCAATCATGGCCCCAGACCCCGCCGTCATAGACAACACAAACCGTGTACCCATGACCGCCGCCAAGATCCCGACGATCTGGGTGATCAGTTCAAGGTTCTCGCCCAGCCACTCAATCGTCGCGGCAAGCTTCGCCGAGGCCCCCATCCCCTGATCCAGATTACCGACAAACTGGGTCAGCTTGGTCTGGAAGTTTTGCAGCGCATCCCCGACCGTGGCGGGCATCAGCTCGGCCTCAGCCCGCAGCTTTTCCAGACTGCCAGACAGGGCCTCATACAGGACCTTTGAAGTGATCCGGCCCTCCTTGCCCAGCTTGGCCAGTTGCAGGGTCGATACGCCCAGCTTGGCGGCGATCAACTCCGCCACCCGGCCACCAGATTCAATCACCGTATTCAGGTTGTCGCCGTCCAACGCCCCCTTGGCCATGGCCTTCGACAGGGCCGAGGTCACACTCTCAGCCCGCGCACCCTTAGCACCCGACACCACTAGGGCATTGTTAAAGGCCTCAATGAAATCAAAGGTCTGATTGGTACTATAGCCCAGCTCACGCATCATATTGGCGTTGCGGAAGAAGGCCTCGGATGTGTTCTCAAGCGACGAGTAAGACCGGATCGCCATCTCTGAAATGCGATCCATCGACGCCTCGACACTGACGCCCGCATCCACCGCCAGGCGCATCCGCCCCGTCATATCGGTCCACGAATCCGCAAACCGGGTCATCTCGGAAACCGTAAAGATCGCCGCCAGTGGCCCCGCCAGCCCAGCCAACTCTCGTTGAAAACTCTGGCCTACTGCCTTGAACATCTGCGGTGCCGCCGCGTCTGTTTCAGCCTTGATCTTCTTCAGCGCCTTCTGGGTCGCGGCCTGACTGCCATAAAGCGCCCGGTTAACCCGCTTCATCTCAGCTTCGAACTTCACGGCATTGGCTTCGACGCGAACCAACAGTCGTTCTATTTCGTCAGACATCTGTCCCGCCCATGAAAAAGGGCGACCCGTGAGGATCGCCCGCAACTACTTCGACTGAGCCCAGCGCTAGGGGCGCTTAAGCTTTTCCAGGATCAAACCTGTACTCAGTGAAATCCAACCAGAAATGAAGCTGGCAAGCCCGCAAGCCAAGATCATGTTACGGATCGCCATCTTATCAGAATTGGCGACCCGATCTGGAAGGCCATAAAGGCCACCTGCGCCGCTATTCACGCCAACATCAAAGAAGAAGGCCATACCTACAACCACAATGCCGCCGAGGATCATAAGCCACCCCATCGTCACTGGAGCTGAAGGTGCCATATCTATAGCTTCGACGTTATTGCCCGCCCCAGCTAAACTCTGATCCGTCATGTCGTTTCCTCCTAATGAGGCCCAAGGATAACAGCGTTCATCATTGTGCAGCAACCGCCGCTAGAAACGCCTCATCAGACGGGGCCCCACTCTTGCTCTCGATACCATTGGCCTTCTTCCAACCGCGATAGGCGGCCATCAACTGCCAGATGCTGCACTCGGCCACCTGACGCGGCGAATAGCCCAGGGCCGCGCCGATCTCGTAAAGAGGCGCAAACCTCAGCTTGCCTCTGGGGAGGGGGGCGCGGCCTCCCCCTTCGTCTCCCCCAACTGATCCCGATCCTCCTCAGGCGCACCCAATAGAGCACCGGCAAGGATGTTCAGGACCAGCGGCTTAAGGTCAGCAAGATAGCCCTCTGCCGCATAGCGCGAGGTCAGGGCCAGCGCCCGCATAGGATCAAGTCCAGCACGCACCAGGCCTATGCGGATCGGCTCGCGCAGATCACGCACCCGCCACCGCCCCTCATTGATCCGGCGATAGAGTTCCTCTGGCCCTGCATCGCAACGCTCGTCCAACTCTTCCAGCCCCGCAATATCGAGGCGGAAATCATAGACGCCATCACCAAACGCGGCCCTGACCAATGCGCTGCGGCTCATCAGCCACCTGTATCAGCGGTGATCGTGGGGGCGTCGGCCTGGCTGAGCGATACCGAGGCCGTGGCAAACTCTCGCGCCGTGCCGGTGATCGAAAACTCGGTCAGAATATAGGCCCCTGCAACCTGCCAGACCCCGGCCTGACGCACCTTGATGTTGATCGTCTTGCCCACCCTTTGCAGCCAAGCCAACGTCGAGGAGGCGTGCAGTTTTCCATCACCGGAAATCGTGCTGTCGGTCGAATCCACGCGACGCATGATCTTGTCAGGCTTCGAGGGGTTCGTACAATTCGGGACGCTCTGCTCGCTGACATTTGCGGTCAGAGTCAGGCCCCGTGAGGCATTGATCAGGCAATCGTGGGCAAAGACCTCTGGGTCTGCACCATCACCGATTTGCACAAGGATAAGCTCGCCCGAGACGGTCGAGACAAAGGTATCCGACATAGCGGAGGCTCCTGCTTTTTAGGGAGGCCCTGTTGGGCGAGAAACCGCTCAGAGGCGGTATAGGGTCAGGCCGTGGCCTGAAGGTCGTATCTCAAGCGGATAATCGCCCGGCTGGTCAGGCCATCGGCTTCGCGCTGATAGTTCAGCCCCTCGACCCGATGGATGACGATGGCAAAGCCCTGAACGGGCAAGGCCTGATTAAGGGCTGACACCGCCGCCGCCGCCATCCGCTTGACCTCGGGATAGCCCACAGCCTCGGACCAGCAGTCCACCTGAACGAAACAGGTGCACAGGCCATGACAGGCCGTGCTCTCATCAACCGACTGCGACGGCCCCAGACTGATCCAAGGTGCCATTACCGGCTGCGGCACCCGGTCATAGACCCGGCCACTGATTAGCGCCGACAGAACCGCGTCATCCTTAAGCGCCGCCACAATGGCCGCTTGCAGAGGCAGGGACGCATCCTTCAAAGGCCCGCCTCCTTCTTAATCGCCCGACGCATGGCCGCGAGAATCTTGCGCTTCACGCGCTTCTGGCTGGTCCGCACGACAGGGTAAAATGAAGGCTGAGCCGCAACATTTGAGCCGTCCGCAGCGCGGTGCCCCAACTCAACGCGTGCCGCCTTGGCCCGACCCTTGGCATCCTTGGCATCGCTGATGACGACATAACTGACGTCGCCAAGCTCACCCTCCTCAACATGGATATGTTCGCGGACCCGCTGGCCATCATTCGGATCAGGGTCAACCGGCGCAATGCGCCTCATCTGCGCGGCCATCTCCTCGGCCTGCATAAAGGCCTCTTGCCCTGCCGCCTTGCGGACGGCTGGCGTCATCCGATTGATCTTGGCCATCAGGCGCTCGACGCCTTCCAAACCACGATCAGCCACTGACCACCCCACTTCCCAACTGCATCAGCAGCCAGACCCGGTCCCCATCCATGTCGCCGATGAAGCGGATATTGTAAGTACGGGCCGGATCACGCGCATCAACCACCCGATCCCCCGTCCTGATCTGTCGCGTCCCGCTGTCGTTCCGCACCCAGCAGTCCCAAGAGGCCTTGCCGTTCAGCCTACCCGCCTGGACATCCTCACCCCCACGCATGGGCGTCAGGCTCGCCGAACGCACTACGTTCAGATCAACCCATCCATCGACTGGATTGCCATAACCATCATCACCATCAGCCCGACGCTGAAACCCGACCCTGTGGCGCAGATCGCCCGCCCCTTTAGGCTTAGGCATCAGTCTTCTTTACGCGGCGGAGGATGTTCCCGCCCCTGCGGCCATCGCCATCATGATCCAGCGGATCGATGGCAACCTCAACCGCCTTACCCGCCTTCACCGCCGCCTCGCCGCATTCCCGGCGAACTGTATAGACACCGTCCTTCTCGGCCCCGCCTGTCGGAGAAAAAGCGATCAGCACGCGGGGCTCTTCGCTCGGCGTGTAGTCGTAAGGTTCAATAAAACGAACTCGCATGGCGGGTCTCCTCAGACGCTCAAAAGGCGCCAGGGGTTGAGCAGGAAGCGAGCAGACATCGGCACGGCCATCGCGGCGATGTCCCCGGTGTCCCGCTCAGTTTCTCGGGTGGCGTAGAGGTCGCCCAGCATCAGCAGCGCCGCTGCCTTGAATACCGCAATAGCCTTCGGGTCATCCGGAACGGCAGGTCGCGACGCGTACCCCAGGGCCCCCGAAACGGCTGCGTCTGCGTAAATTTGGATGAGACCGTCGTCGTCGTCATGTTCGACGCTCAGGTGCTGTTTGGCTTCCTCCAGCGAGAACAAGCCGTCGACGACGGTCATCATGGCTTAGGCCGGGGTATCAGCAGCGTGACCGCGAACGACCACGACTGAGGCGGCGATGGACGTGCCACTGGCTTTAGTCAGTACGACGCGCACATAGCGCTTGTGACCGGCAGAGCCGCCGACATAGCCCAGCTTATAGGCCGCATCGGCTTCCAGGGCGGCGGGTGTTTCGCCCAGCACGCCATTGGCCGGCACGTCGGTGAAGTCGCCCGCGGTCGTGGTGTCGCTATGCTGCAGCTTCACAGAGAATGCGCCGTCTCCGGCGATGGCACCGGTGGCGATCACGACCGTGGCCGAGTTGAACGCTTGCAGGTCGATGGCCGCCGAGGTGGCGGTGGCCGCCAGGACGGCGGGCGCGACGGCGACAACCGGCGCGATGTGGGTGTGCAGGTCCTTCATGACCATGCTCCTTATTCCGATGTCAGGGAGAACCGGGCGACCGAAGCCGCCCGGCCAGGATCAGTTCGCGCCGATCTTCAGCAGCTTGATCGCTTCGAAGTTCACCACGCCGCCGCCAACGCGCTTGGTCGTGTAGAAATGCACGTTGGGCTTGGCGGTGTAAGGGTCGCGCAGAACGCGGATGCCGAAGCGATCCACAATCAGATAGCCACGCTGGAAGTTGCCGAAGGCGATCGGGAACGCCCCAGCCTCGACATTGGCCAGGTTGTCGTCGTTGTGGACGGGCTTGCCGAGGATCGTCGCCACTTCGGCAGAACCGCTCGGCGGCGCCCAGATGTAGGCCCCTTCCGCATCCTTGAACTTGCGGACCTTCGACATGGTCGCATCCGACATCAGCCACGACGCGCCGTTCCGGTATCCCGACTTCAACGCATAGTAGAGATCGATCAGGGCGTCAGCTGGGCTGACCGTCGCCGAGGCCTCGGCAAAGCCGGCGGCCTTGCCAGAAGGCACATAGCCGACCTTGCCCCACGACCAGTCGCCGTTCGCGACATTGTCGTAGGAGAACAGGCCGCGCGGACGCTTCACGCCGTTGCCGGTGGCGAAAGCAGCGCCTTCCTGTTCCGCGAACTCGATGCTGACCTCGTCCGCCAGCCAAGCCGCAATGTCGATGCGGGAATCGTCCAGAGACGCCTGGGTGATGGCCGGATTGGAGTACAGTTCCTTGGCGTTGATCGCGATCTCGCGCAGCTTCGGCGTAGCCGTTTCAGGTCGTTCCTCCTCTTCGCCAACCCAGCCCGAGGTAGCGCCGCCGACGTTGATCAGCTTCTTGTAGGTGTCGCCCGAGATCGAGACGACGCGGGCCAGAGAGCGAATGGTCGAGACCGTTCCCAGCACCCGATCAATCCCGGCCTCGGTTTCCTCGGGAACCAGATAGCCGCCGTCCGGGTCGGACTGCGTGGTTAGCTTGGCCTTGACCTCGAGGTCGTGCAGGCCGTTGTCGACGCCCTTGCGGAAGAAGCGGTCGAAGGCCGTGGCGTGCGCCACCTTGTCCGGGTCTTCCTGTGCGGCGCCGCCGATCTTGCCGGCAGCGATGGCCGCGTTGATGGTGTCCAGTTCCTTGCCGAGCTTTTCCATCTCGGCGTTGATGCGATCGACCTTCTCGGTCTGAACGATATCAGCCTGGCCCTTCTTCAGGTCGGCCAGTTCCTTGTTGTTCTCGACCTTGAAGTCTTCGAAAGCCTTGGTCAGGTCCGCCAGAACCTTGGCGGCTCCCGTTGCGTCTGCGCGCGCGGCGACGAGACCGCGAGCGCGGGTGTGTTGCATATTCATTGCCTGGCCCTCCTTAGGCCTGGATGGTGTCGATGAGCCGCTGAAGCGCGGCGACGGAGGGGCCAGCGTCGTGCGTGGCCGGTTCGGCAGCGTCTTGCGTGCCGGAGACTTCACTGAGCATCTTGCGGCGCTCAGTGCGGGGTACGCCCTGCTTGGCCAGCAAAGCATCCATACGGCGCTTGGCGTGGGCGGCGGGACGATCAGGAGCCGAGGCGGAAGCCTTCAGGCTGTTGTCCACGTCGTCAGCAAAGCCATTCTTCACCGCCTCGCTCGGCCCCATGAACGACTCAGCGTCCATGAGGTTGACGATCTCGCTGCGCTTCATGCCGGTGCGCGCTTCGTAGATATCTGCAATGGCGGCGTCGAACTGTTCGAAAAGCGCCGCACTCTCAGTCATGTCGTGCCGATTGCCGATCACGACGCCCCAGGCGTTGTGCACCATCATGAAAGTGCCCAGGCCCATGCGGATTTCATCACCGGCCATCGCAATGATGGATGCTGCCGAAGCCGCCCACCCCATGACCTCAATCGTCACCTTGGCGGGGTGATCCCGAAGCAGGTTGTAGATGGCGATGCCTTCGAACATGTCGCCACCGGGTGAGTTCACCTTCACCGTCACGTCCTTGGGGCCGATCGAGCGCAGGGCGGACGCCATACGCGCCGCCGTGAAACCCCCGCCGTACCAAAGGTCCTCACCGATCACGTCGTAGATGCTGATGGTGTTCGGGTCGTCGGCCTCGGCGGCCTGGGGCGTATCCGCCCACTTGGCCAGAACGTCAGACGGCGCATCCCACTGGAAGTTGGCAGGGCGTTGAAACGCCTTGGCCTCAGGCAGCTTGCGAAGGCTCATCCGTCCCTCCGTTGTCAGGTTTCGATTGTCCGCCCGCCGTGTTCGGCGGGTCGTAATACTGGCCGCCCTGGCCGTCGGCTCTGGGATTCATGTCCTCCAGCGCCAGCACGTCATCAGGGCAGTAGACACCCCACTGGAGCGCCTTGGTGTAGGCTTCCCAGCGGGCCTTGATGTCGCCCTTGACGATGGCCGCCCGGTTGAAGCGGGCGTAGATATCCGGCTCGTCGTCTTTCACCAGACGCAGGCCGATGGCGTCTTCCCAAGCCGTCAGGTGATCTTCCAGCGTCCATGTCACGAACCCGATCGACTGGTGTTCGATGCCAGTGCCCCAGCTCGTCGACTTCTCGGTGTCACCGATCATGTGCGGCGGGACGCCGAAGAACATGGCGATGTCGGCACGGCTGAATTTACGGCTCTCGATCCACTGCGCATCCTCAGCCGTCAGGGCCATGCGCGTGTAGCTCATGCCCTCTTCGGTGATCAGATCCCGGCCCTCACGGGCGCCGCCCGCCCTGAAGTGATCCAGGCTTTCGCGAAGGTTCTTGATCCCTTCTTCACCCAGCTTTCCGGGGTGCGAAAGGATGCCTCCGACGCGGGCGCCGTTCTTGAACGTAGAGGCCCCGTGTTGCTCCTGCGACAACGCCAGACCGATCGTCTCGCGAGCGTAGGTGATGACCGAAACGCCAGTGATCCCGTCCAGCGTCAGGCCGATGACATGGAACATGTCATCCTGCTGGATTTCTACCCTTCCGCCGTCGCGGCGTGTGTAGACATAGCGCAACGACAAATCGTCTCGCTGAGTGCATTCGACCCGATCCGGGTGCAGCGGGTTCAGCGCGATGATCCGTCCGCGCGACCGGACGATCTGAGCATAGGCGTTGCCTCGCAGCAGCAGGTTCGCCTGCATCATCCTGCGGAAGGTTGACGCCGACTGCCACCGATTGGGCTTGCGGCGCAGCACGTCCCACAACGCATGGTCCGACGCGTCTTCGCGGACCTGCGGCCCAACCCGGCGTTTGATATGCAGCGGCAGGTTCGCGACGCCGCCAGAGATAAGGCGGACGCACGCGAATACTGCACCAACGCGCATTGCCGATCCCGCAGACACCGCTGCGCCGGAAGCTGTCAGGCCTCCGTTGCGAAGAGCCACCTCCAGGTCTTCAGCCGACTGAATGATGATGCCGCCATCGCCGATTTCTGCGCGCGGCACTGGGGCTGACGCCGCCGCTTGTGACGGGGCCAGCCATTTGGACCAAAAGGCCATTACCCCTCCTTCAGAGAACGAGCGCACCGCGTGATGAGTAGACGGACGGACCCGCAGCAGGCGCGGCATACAGCGCGGCACCCGTCGCCATCGCCAGCGTGACAAGACCGTCAATCCGGCCCCGCGATGCCTTCTTGTCAAAGGCCCGGTTCTTCTGGCCGTCAGCGATCAGCAGAGCATTGCCCGCGCACATATAGGTCACCGGTGAACTGTCGACGGTGATGGTCTTGGTCAGGATTGCGTCTTCCAGACGCTCGACCGAGCGCGGCATACAAAGCTGACGATCCTCGAATACGACGCGCGTTCCCTGGGCGTGCGCGACCAACTTGAGACCTATGCCCTCGGGCTTGTCAGCGCCCTGCCAACGCCAGACAGGAAATCCTATCTCGTCGCATGCGGCGATGAAGTCAGCGATGCCTGCCGGGTCGAAGGCCAGGAACTGTAAGTCGTGTTCGGCGGCGATCTCTGCCAGCTGTGCTGCAACGAATGTCTTGTCGATGACCGCACCGGGCACAGCCGTCAAATGACCGGCCACGACCCATTCTTCGTAAGGCGCACCGTCCTTCTTGGCCCTGTCCTCAAGGCCTGTTTTTGTCGTCCAATACCAAGTCTTGGCGTAGAGCTTACCGTCCTTCAGCCAGACCACCGTTAGAGCTGTCAGGTCGTTCTTCTGCGAGAGGTCCAATGAAGCCCAGCAGGGGCAGCCCTTGAACTCGGCTGGATCGACAACGCCCTGAACAGCAGCCCATGCGCTCTCATCGATCCAGAAATCAACGGCACCGGTCGGGATGCCGAAGTACAGTCGCTTCACCGACATTGCCGTCGAGAGCAGGACCCGTGCCGTGTTCACCTCGCCCTCGATGTTTTCCATCGGGAAGGTGACGCCGAGCGCCGGTAATGCCTTCACCCAGGCAGCCGGGTTGTCGAAGATGTTCTCCCGGTCGGCCTGATCGACCCTCGCAATGAAGGCGAAAGCCTCGTCGTCCCGCACATCCCCTTTCAGCACCTTCTGGAAGAAGTCGCTGTAGGACGTGCCGACAATCTGTGTGGTAGCCGGTGTGTTGGTCCCCAGCAGCATCATGGCGTCGCCCGGCATCTTCGCGATGGCCCGACGCCAAGTCTCGATTGGTACCCCTGTCTTGAACTCGTGGATCTCGTCGGCCGTCACCAGCGTCGGGCGCGGCCCTGAGATTGCATCGCCGTTAGCAAGAGCCTGAAACTTCGACCCGCTCTCGGGATGCTCGATCTTCCAGGCGTTATCGCCCTCGCCGCGGATGATTACCTCACCGCGTGTGACGAGACTGTCGGTCTCATCCTCAGGTGTCTCTGGCAGATTGGCGCGGCACATGGCGACCGCGTCCTTGAACAGCACGTTCGCAGTCGCCCTGTCCTGGCCAATCGCGTAGACCTCTGAGCGCTTCACCCCATGCCAGCCTGCCATGTACAGGCCGATGCCTGCCATCAGCGGCGACTTGGCTTGTCCTTTTCCGGTCTCCAACCACCCCTGACGGAACCGGAGCCTTCCACTTTCCTTCTTCCATCCGAACAGCGAGCCGACCGTGAACACATGCCAGGGCAGAAGGTTGAACGGCTTGCCTTCATGGGCACCGGCCGTGATCGACAGCAGCGCAGGGAAGAACCCAATCACCCGTGCCGCAGCGGCTTCGTCAAAGTAGAGTCCTCTGGCAGGCCCGTCTTTCAAATCTCTAATGTGGCGCTCAGCAGCTAAACCGACCAACTCACCTGAGATGATGCGTCCTGCCAGAACATCCGCTGCCCAACGGGATGTGGGATCAGCTGGCGACGGGCCGGAGATACGCATCAGACGCTCGGGCAGCCCTCGCCTTCTTCTGGATCTTCGCCGCTGTCGATCGACGACGCGGCGACAGACCAAGCTCCGCTTCCAGCACTGCCGCGTCCGATGCCGCCTCCCTCATGGCCTGATAGTGCGGGCTAAGGCGGGCAATGGCTTTCGGATTGCCGCGCTTCGGCTTCAGCACAGCTCCGTTCTCGGCAACCTCACGCGAGCAGCGATCGTAGATCACGTAGGAAAGCACCAAGCGCTGTAAGGCATGACCATTCGACGCGGACAAGATGTCCCGGTCTTTCATCTCACTTGAGATGCGTCGCCAGTGCTCGGCTGCCGCCGTGATCTCCAGATCGTCGGTCAGGAGCATCCGCCAGTGCGGCTCCGGAACAATGTCGCCCGTCCCCGGCACTACGTTCATGACAGCTTACCCCTACGGGGTACCCCCAACTTTTTAGTTTGAAAATTCGTTTCGGTGCGAAGGGACCTTGGCCGCCGGTGTCCAGTCGAAAGGTTTTGAGCTTTTGCCCCTCCCCCTCCCTACTGCGACATGGTCGCATCAGGCTCGGTCAGGCCCTTCGCGGTCGGTTCCAAGGGTGGACAGGGTCGAGTGGACGGCCATCCAACCCAACCGGGCAGACCTGGGCATGACCAAACTGCTCTCTCGTCCTGATGGTGTGGCAGTCCGCGCAGAGGCAGCGGATGTTGTCGTCTGTGTCTGGGCCGTTTTGGCTCAGTGGGATGATGTGATCGGGCACCGTCGAGGCGGAGACGATCCCTTTGGCGTAGCAGTCCCTGCATAGTGGCTCAGCAGCGAGGCGGCGTTTGCGTTGCTCTACACCTCTGCGGCCTCGTAGGCGCTGGGTGCCTTGGACAGCGATGTGGTCAGGACGGCGGGCCATTTCGCCTCCAAATCTCTACCGGGTGTAATCGCCTTCACGCTCACGGGCAGTACTCGCCGCGACGCCGCGTGTTGACGCCTATTACGCAGGCGCAGGTCTGATCGGATACGCCCTCGCCCGGAGCAGGTCGCGTTTGGTACGGCGTCGCTGGCATGGCGGCCTAATGGGCAGACGGCAGGCCCAGCCGGGAAACACCCAACCCAAAGCCTGCCGCCCTCTCGCCCTTAAGGGTGCTTCATTCGATAGTTATCGAAACTCTTCGGCTTCCACACTCGTTTAGGAGTGCAGGAGGCACTTCATGACTTTTACCCAGCTCGAACCAGCCTTGCCGATCCATGTCGAAGATAAGGGTGCGGGCTTCGCATTCGCCGTCATCGACTATGGCCAGGAACACAATCTGATCTGGGTCACAGCCATCAACGAAACAGGTGAAATCTGGTGTGCACCCAATCCAAAGGTTCGGATGATGGCGAACTGGACAATGGGTAGAAAGAAACAACCCTCTTTAGAACCCGGCACTTGCACAAAATCCTGAGCCAGCCGTTCCCTAAGGGCCGTACATGGACAGGTATCGGACATAGAAAAAGGCCCGTCGCTTTCACGAGGGCCTATCTTTCCGGGCGCACAGAGCGACCTTGAGGATTTGTACCATATTCAATGGCGTTGAAAAGACCTATGCCGCCGCATCCTGACGCTGTTGAAAACTCCGTCTCAGACTGGGCATCCGATCCCATACCCACGCCAGATGCGCACAGGCAGCACGAACCCTTGCGGCCTGGGCTCGCGGATCTGTCTCCTGCGTATAACGCTCCACCACCGACCGCCAGCGCGTCATCAAATCCGCATCCGGCTGCATCAAGCCGAACAGCATCCGCATCTCATCGGGCCTAAAGTTCTGCTCGATGATCTCCAGATCACGACTGGCGGCAATCATCACGTCATTGATGTGCTGACCCGGCGTCCCTGACACACCCGCACGGACAAAGTCAGGCCGTCTTTCCTCGCCGTTCTCGCCATTGGCGGTTCGGATAGTCTGTTCCAGCCAATCTACCGCTGCCCTCTCCTGACCACCGGCAGGCAACAGCGTGTTAAAGCAGTTCAATCGCCAAGCCCCGGTCAATCGCCCTGTCCGCTTGTCAACGTTCACCGCCGTGCTGGGCTGCGCCCTCAAACGAGCGATCTCTGCCCCGTTCTCCATACGCTCCAACTGATGCCTTGCCGCGGCGGCGGGGTCATAGGGCTTCTTCTTGGCCTTCTTGCTCATGCGGCTTCTCCGTACTGAATATTCTGACTGTTCGGCTCGGGCAGGCCCAACTTGGCCCGCATCTCCGCACTCATGTGGCTACCGGCTGGCAGGGGAGCCGATGGCGTCCTCGGCATCGCGGCCTGTCTCGCGGTCATCTTCTGCGCTGTCGGCGTGTTGCTCAGGGCCTCCAATGTCTCAGCCACCATGGCCTTGACCTCTTCCGGGCTATGCTTGGGTCCAACCACCGGCACTGGCGCGTCGTCCTGATTAAACTGGCTCAGCGCTGTCTTGGCCCGGTGCCACGCCCGTGAAAACCGACTGACCACCGTGGTTTCGCGGGCCATCTTGGCCAGCCTGCCTGGCTTCGGGGCCCACTCGGCATCCTCACTGGCCACATAGGCCTTCATCCCGGCCTCAATCGCTGCGGGCGTCAGCCCCTTCAGAGCCTCGAAATAATCCGCCCAGAACATCGTCCATTCGGTCTCGGTGCGCTTGGTCCTCAAATCACCGAACGTCTGTTCCCGGCTGCGAATGATGGCGACGATCTCTTGCTCGGTCGCGGGCCTCAAGGCCTCCTGCTTCAGCGCGGGCAACATCATCGACGCCTGCCCTCTCAGGATGTCACTGCCCTTGATCGCCCTGACCGCGATCTCGTCAGAAACCTCCTCGAGCAGCCATGAGCGCAGCGGCCCCTCCAGCGCCGGTAAACGAACGGTCGCGGTTTGCGCTGTTGGCTGATTGTGTGTCGTCGGCATGGGCTGCATGGCGGTCCTCGGGAATGCTCAGGGCTTGGCGGTTGTCGGCGATGGATTGGGCAATGGCGGCATCAAAAAACTTCCAGGTCGCGATGGGGCGTCGGGCCTTTCGAGCCAATGCGGTGACCACCGGCACCACGTCGAACTGCCAAGAGGCCCCGTCTCGCCTCCAGGCGTGCAGCCGACCCTCGGTCGTCACCAGACCAAGGCTCCGGCTGGGGTCGAGGTAAACCGTGCTGGCTTCCCCAATCAGCAGGCTGGACCAAACCGCCGTATTGCCCTCGGGCCAGTCGTCGCCCGTCTGGACCTCGGTGGCTTCGGTGATCACCACCACCGGCACCGAAACTGTCGCGCTCGTCTGCGCTTCAACAGCAGCTGTTAATTCTAACGGTTCCTCTAACGGTTCAAACGTAGTGAGCCCCGACACAGTGTCTGTTAGGTTCGGACAGGATGTCTGTTTGGTTTGGACAGGCTGTCTGTTAGGCACCCGCCTAACCGACTTTTTGTCTGTTAGGTCGTTCTCCCTACGTTCAGGGTGCTTTGGACCATGCGAAACAATCAGATCCGACGTTCTTGATCCGTCGCGGCGATGGCGGCGCTCACGCGTGATCCACCCTGCTTTTTCAAAGGCTGACAAGGCCCGCTCTACCGTCTTCACGGAACAGCACGCCTGCTCAGATATCGTCTCCTGACCCACGAACGTGGTGCCGTCTGGCCCAACATAGTTGGCCACCACCAGCAGCACCGCCTTCTCGGTTGCAGTCGCACAGGCTTGATCCAGTGCCCATGTGATGGCCTGTACACTCACGCCGCCACCCGTTCTTTCAGCTCAGCAGCCAGCCGCGCACGCGCATCGGCATACTCGCCCTGAGCCAGCAGGGCCTTCATCCGGGCTATGCCGTGCATGATCGTCGTATGGTCACGACCGCCCAACAAACGCCCGATGGCCGGATAACTCGCCTCCGGGCAATGCTCACGGACCGCCCAGGCTACATACTGTCGGGCACGGGCCAGCTCACGCCGACGCGATACCACCGCCAATGCAGGCAATGTGGTGTTCAGGCTCCATGCCGCCAGCGTGGCCACCGTCCATGGCGTATTGCCCGTATTGGGCTTACGCGTGACCGATGGCGGTGCCGGGATAAGTTTGGGCACAGGCAGTGGCTCTGGCGGCTTCGGCACCGCCTTTTCGGCTATGGCCTTGCGACGCGCCTGTATCCTGCGCCTTTCGGCCTCACGCCGGGCCAGCTTGGCGGCCTCTCGGGCCTGTCCACGTTGACGAAACGCCTCAGCCTCGGCTTCCGCCAGCGAGCATCCGACCTCTCTGGCCATCTGCTCATAGCTGGCACTCACCTTCATCATGGCCTCTATGGTCGCGCGGCTAACCGGGCTCCAACCAAAGGCCTTGGGGCGCACCACCGTGGCATGTTCCACACTGGCCAGCCTCTCAACGTCCTGCCGGCAACGCCCCATTGACTGGGCAATGGCCTGCCAACCCCAGCCCCGCGCCCTAAGCTGGCGGATATGCTCCAACTGGCCCGAGCCCATGACCGGGGCAGATGAAGGACCGCGAACCAAATCCCCCGCGACCATCATGCAAGCACCCGGCCATCGCGAATGCGGACGTCCGTGCCGACAACAACGGGTTGCGGAGATACCGCATAACCCATTCCTCGGCTGTCCTTATAGGCAACCATGTACTGACCGTCCCGGCGCAGGGTACAGGATGCAACATTAACCGTTTTCGTCATGGCGCTAACCGGCCCACGCATAGGTCTGGGCGTCGCCGAACAGGCCATCGGTAAGTGGTACCAGCGAGGCTTTCACGGCCTTCAAGGCAGTCAGGCTGACCGTTTCTCCTGTCTCGGCGATTACCCAGACAGACTTGTCGATAGGCTCGTGGATGCGCGTCTCGCGGACATGCGCCCCCCCCTGAAGAACCCTTAGCAGAGCGTCCTTGGTCCTGATCATGGCTCAGACCTCCCCTAAAGCAGAGAGGTACAGGTCCATAATGGCCTCTTCTTCCTGACGTTTGGCCTTGTCCTGCTTACGCAGACGCAGAACCTTGCGCAGGACCTGCACGTCATAGCCCTCGCCCTTGGCCTCGGCGAAGACCTCCTTCATGTCACCCATTACGGTCTGCTTGTCTTCGTCCAGACGCTCCAGACGCTCAATGATCGAACGCAGACGGCCCTGGGCCACCGTGGTCATCACGTCATCTGATTGGAAGCTAGGGGCGCCATCGCTCATGTGAACCTCATGTGTTTGATGTTGTGGTAGTGTTTCGGCCAAGGCCGACCCTGATTGCGCGATCCATGATCGGATCACGCCCCTACCCCCATCAGCACGTCGTCCATCTGGGCGCGGGCGTTCAGGGCAGCGGCGCGGATGCGGCGGGCCTCTGTCTCCGTGATCTGACCATCGCGGGACGCCAACCGAACCAGACCCTGCACATTGGCGGCGGCCTCGGTGGCCTCCCCGGCCTCGTCCAACAGATTGGTCACGGCCTGATCATCGGCCTCGACAAACAGCGCCACCACCGCCCGGCGCTCTGCCGCTGTCAGCGACATCTGATGCAGCCGGTGCAGCGGGATCGTGGTGTCTGCCTTGTCGGCGTTTTCGTACCCCGACCACACCCCGGCCGACACTCCCGCCGCCAGTGCCGCATTCTCGGTCGAGCCAAGGCGCAACCTGATCTGTTTCGTAATGGCCTTGATGACGGCGACGCTCATGGGGTTGTCCAAATGTTCTGGTAGTTTGTTTCAGTGACCACAGTTTGGTCAGGCCATAGTTTCCGGTGATCAGGCCGCACGTGGCGGCGGATCATCTGGGGGGTCGCCTTGACCACCGCGCTCAACCGGAACCAACTGCGGGATAACCGACAGGCTGCTCGCAACGGCAGCCAGCATCTGTTCCGCCAGGGCCACCGTGGTCAAAGCCGCCTCTGCACCCTTGACCAACTCACGCCGCGCGCGGGCCATGGTCACTTCGTCAGTCCCTTCCTGACGCAGGCGCTCCATCATCAGAGTAGCCTCGGCCTGTGCCCGGCAGGTGTCGATCAGTATGGCCAGCATGGAACGGCTCATGACGGCACCCCGCCTGACAGTCCCGCAGCGGGCGCAAAATGGGGGCTTTCACACCCGCTGCGGCTGTCTACAGTGAAGCTGTCACACACCACTGGAGAACCGGCATGTCCGAGAATGTCGCCGCCCATATCGCCGCGATCAGCCTTGTCGTTCAGGACATGGTCGAGATCATGCATCGCGAGCATCCCGATGCTGTTGAGCAAAAACTTCGGGTTGCGCGCCTCTTCCTTCAGGAAGCACAGCAAGGCCGTGTTGAGGGGCAGGACGATCAGACCCTGCTTGCGCATCGCCTGCGCCGCGATCTTCTTGAGCGAGCCGTTGCTCGTAATCGCGAGCCTGATTAGCCACGCCTTCTACCAAGCCAGACAGGCCAATCTTTGGCGCACCCTTCTTAAGGGCGTCCAGAGTCACCTGATTAGGGAAGGCTGCAATGAAGTCTGCATATAACGCTCGAGGAATCCCGCGATGCTTCCACACACGGACATGAGACCTCGGACGGCCCAATCGCTGAGCGATTACCGCAGGTCCAATTTTTTCGATCATGGTGGCATGAGACATAGCGACCACGTTACTCGGAGTTACGCCATTTCGTCCAGCACAAAGTTACCCATAGTTACGCATAAAACCGTAACCTCTAGTTACATGGACACGTTATGGGACAGCTTGTCGGAACCACACGAGCGTCTGCGCTGGGCGCGCATGCGGTGGCAAACGACTAAAGGCATCAAGCCAGATGCTGCCGCTGCGGCTGAAAGCATGGGGATGAAGCCTCATACCTACCGGGCATATGAACGCGCCCCTGGCTCCTCTAAGCACACCGAACTTAACCACCAGCGCGCCATTAGCTTCGCGCGTAAATTCGGGGTCAGCTGGGAATGGCTGATGACGGGCAAAGGAACGCCCGACACCACATCCATTTCCGAACTGACCCCTACTGAACGCCGCGTCATCGACGCCTTACGTGAGGCCCCGGAGGCTCGGCAGACCGCAGTCGCCGATGCGATTGAGCAGCTTCTTAAGATTGGCTGATTGATACGTCAGTTACGGTCGCAGATGAAAAAGGGAGCTGCTTCAGCTGCTCGCTTTCAGCATGAGGCGAAGCGTGGGCTCGTCAATAATTTGGATGGATTGCCCAGCCTGGATAAGCGCTTCCGCCTTCAAATGCTTCCGGCTTTTTTCTTTTCCCGCAAAGGTCGATGGGTCCTGCTCGCCTATCACAAATATGGTTGTTCTTCGCGTCGGTCCTGCCGTGGTGGCAGCGCCTGCTGCGGCAAGTTGATCCGCTAACTCGGCGCGCGTTACTGAAAACTCGCCTGTAAATGACACGCTTTGTCCTGCGAGTGGCCCCGCTCCCCCTTGGCGTTGAACGCTTGCCTTCAGTTTTGGCGGTGGAGATAGCCAGTCCTCTAGGCTGATGCCCGTATGCTCAACAGCCTTAATAATCACCAAACCTGCTGCGCGGGCATCACTAAGTGCATCATGGTGCCGATGCTCAAGGTCTAGATAGTCGGCGAGGTGATTAAGCTTGTGGTTTGGAAGCTCTGGCCATGCGCGCCGCGCGACCACCACGCTATCCAACCAGCGTGTCCTGATGGGCTCCACTTGGTACTTGATGCACGCAGAATTCAGGGCTCCCTTGTCGAAAGACGAGTGCGCCACAGTGATTCTGCCATTTAGATGACCGCTAATCGTGGAGTAAAGCATATCAAATGTAGGCTTACCCCTTACCTCTTTTGGTCCGATACCGTGAAGGTTAGTGTTGAATAGGTCAAAACAATCACTTGGATCGACTAGGGTCTCAAAGTTTTCGACTTCAAGTCCACCTCTAAACCCTACAATGCCTATCTGGCATATGCTGCTATTTCTTGAGCAAGCAGTTTCGACATCAATGACGACAAAGTCGACATCCCACTGTGATGGCGGCGTCGAGCCGGTGGAGTGTTGGCCACCAGCACCGCGCCCTCTGCCAAATAATTCTGACCAAAACCCCAACTTGACCTCCCGTTGTTTTGCGAAGCCAAGCAAAAACCACGTAACCACGAGTAACTTTTAACTTGCCTTCGGCGTAACCAGTGGTAACGTTCGCCTCACACCCGAGGAGAACCTTCATGGCCTTCCCAGACGCCCACCTTGACGTACCGGCCCACCCTCTGGGCCTCCGCTTTCATCCTAACTGGCAGGCCGTGCGTGATGCGCGGGCCGAGCGTGAATGCAATCTGATCCGTCGTCAGGCGATTGAGAACGCTGCTCGCGCCCGTCGTGAAAAGACCGCCGCCGCCCTATCCAACCTTGACTGGTACGGCGTGGTCACGGCCCTGCAACTGGTCGTCTGCTGCGGCTTTGTCGCCTGCTTCTGGTGGGCACTCGCCTGATGCGTCAGCACTATTCCATCGTCACCGGCCCGACGCCAAAGCGCGACATTGACCTGTTCGGCCCCACCACCGTCCGCATTGATGGATCGCGGGAACCGGGCACGCCGGGGGCTCCGGTCATCTATCTGTCGGCCTATGTCGATGATGCGCCCGCCTTGGCCCAACGCATCTGTGCGGCCATGGCCTGGCTGGATGATACCCAAACCCTGTCTGAGCACCGCCCACAGGTAATCCCACAGGCCCAGCCAGAGCCTGAAATCAGCCCCTACGCCCTGCCCGACTATGTCGAGGACGTGGACTGGCTGGATCGCCTCTACCTGCCCGAGGACCTGCACACCACCGACTGGGCGGCATGGTCGGCGGCCATGACATGCCGGGTCGGACTGGCAACCACCTCGACACAACTAGCCACCTTGGAAGAGGTTAACGCCACCGGCCTGCGCCACTGCCCGGCCCGCCATCGCGCCCCCTTGGGCCGCTATCTGCACGCCCGCTACATCGAAACCGATGATCAGGCCGCCGCATGATCAGCCCCGACACCACTCACCTGCTCCGGGACGAGGCCGCCTTGATGCGCCATCTGTCACCGGATCATCAGCTCTGCCGAGCCGCCTTTGCGGGCCAACCCTTTGTCAGCCAACCCATCGTCATGGGCCAACTGCATCAGGCTCAGTCCTATAGCGAGGAACTGGTCCTGCGCCTGATCGGTCGCGGCCTGCTCGTCACCCTGCAAGCCACCCAGGAATGGATCGAGCGCGGCATTCCCGCCCGGCCCTTTACCGTTCGGCTCAGTCCCATGGGGGTCAAGATCCGCAACAGCCTGATCAAACACAGCCGCACCGTCACCACCACCATGGGGATGGCCGCATGACCCAGCGTCCCATGTGGCAGATCAACGCCGATCTGAAACGTATTCGCGAAGAACGCAAACAGGCCCGTCGTCTGATCGTCAAACCCGGCCATACCCGATCGCGCCCATTCCGCCCCGATGGACCGGGCCAGCGCCAACCGCGCGAACGCGACAACAAACACCTGGCCTTTATCCGCCGCCTGCCCTGCGCCGCCTGTTCGACCACCGGTCCCTGCGACGCCGCCCACCTGCGGGCCGGTGACCTGACCATTGGCAAGCGCCCCACCGGCAAGGCCGAAAAACCATCCGACCGCTGGACCACACCCCTCTGCCGCAACTGCCACACCAGTCAGCACAGCGGCAATGAACTCAACTTCTGGGCCAGCCTCAACATCGACCCCTTCGACCTCTGCCAGGCCCTCTACGCCGTCTCCGGCGATACCACCGCCGCCGAACAGATCATCCTAAACCACCGCCCCCACAGCCAGGAGGCTATCTAATGGCCGAAGCCACTACACCAGACATGAGCCCGGCAGACGTGCTGGCGGAGTCTGCTTGGCGTTTTGATATGGAGAACGCGCCGCGTGGTCGTGAAGTGCAACTCCCGGGCCCAAAGGGCTCGACTCGGACGGTCCACAAGCCTGACTTGGTGATCGTTGCATCGGCAGACGGCGAAACTGTTACCGTTTCGCGCTGGATACCCGCTGAGGGCCGCTGGAATATGCTCGGCAAGAACGAGCAACCGGTCGCATGGATGCCGTACCCTACCCACCCCAGCCAAGCCTCCCGCCATGGGGGTGAGGCATGAGCGCCCAGGCCCTATGGAACCTGCACGACGCCCTCATGGCCGGCGATCAGCCGAACGACTGCCCCGACTGCGGTGCTGACGAATGGTCGCCGTCTGCGGAGGCTTACGAGCACTGCGCGGACGCGGCGATGGAGCACACGCAATGAAGAACAAGCTCTCCGACCTGAACAACCACCTGTTCGCTCAGCTGGAGCGCCTGGGCGATGAAGACCTGACGCCCGAGCAGATCGAGAAAGAGGCTCAGCGGTCTGACGCCATTATCGGCGTGGCGACACAGATCATGAAGAACGCCGAAATCCACCTTCGCGCGGCCACCCTGCTGGCTGACAACGGCCTGAGCTTTCAAGACGCCTTGCCCATGCCGGTCGGCGTCAACGGCGGTCGCAACATCCTGACCCGCGGCGGTGACGTATGAGGGGAGCAAGGATCATCTACAGCGAAGCCGAAATGGCATGGCTGGAAGCCAACCGGACGATGGTCATCAGCGATTATCACCGGGCGTTTCAGGCCGCGTTCTCGCGCCCTGACGTCTCGGCCCTGAACCTGCACGGCTTGCGCAAACGCAAGGGATGGAAAACCGGGCGCGAGGGCGACCGCTACAAGGGTCGTCATCGCAAGTTCACCCCGGCGGAAATGGCATGGCTTGAGGCAAATCGCCTGTTACCGATCACGGACTATCACCGCGCCTTCATCGCCGAGTTTCCGCGCGAGGATGTTCGACCCCAGAACCTCCACGCCCTTCGCAAACGGATGGGCTGGCGCACCGGCAGGACGGGCCATTTCGTCAAGGGACAGGTCTCGCACAACAAGGGCAAGAAGTGCCCCGAGGGTGTCGGCGGCCGCCACCCCAACGCTCGGAAGACGCAGTTCAAAAAGGGGCAGGAGCCGCACAACACCAAGTATCTGGGCCACGAGCGAGTGAACGTGGACGGCTACGTCGAGATCAGCATCGCCGAGCCCAATCCTCATACGGGCTATGCCCGCCGCTACGTCCACAAGCACGTGCACCTATGGGAGGCCGAAAACGGCCCCGTGCCCGAGGGGCACTGCCTGAAATGCCTGGATGGCAACAAGCTCAACACCGACCCGGCTAACTGGATGGCCATTCCGCGCGGCACATTGCCCCGACTGAACGGTGGCCGGGCCAGCCGTGTGATGGCCTATGACAGCGCCCCTGCGGAGCTCAAGCCATCAATCCTCGGAATCGCCCTGCTGGAGCAGAAGGCCCAAGACCGCAGAAAGGACGCCGCGTGATGACCGATACTGTAACTGTGCCGCGTGAGCCGACAGAGGAAATGCTGGTCGCAGGGGGAAGGGCTGTAGAAGACTTCTACTCATGTGGCGGCCCATACCCCCGCGCTAAAGCTATGTACCGCGCCATGCTCGCCGCCGCCCCGAAGGCTGAACCTGTAGATGCAGAAGTGTATCTGAAAGAGGCGATTTCTTCGTCACCACAACCACTGCAAGACCTTGGCGAGTTCCTGTCATCCGTTCTTGATGAGGATCAGTGGAAAGCGGCTGATAGGCTTTTGTTAGCAATCGCCACGTCCCAGCCCGAAGCCCAGAAGGGCGAGCCAGTGGGTGAGGTGGTGCTGTTCGGTGGAGACCTAAAGGAAATAGCTTGGAGGAAGGGGAAGCTTCCGCCTGTCGGTGCTAAACTCTACACCCACCCCGCCCCATCCAGCGAACTGCTGGAACTGATTGAGGACGCCGAACCGATTATCCAAGTCCTGCTTGAAGACCGCGAAACGGCCATCGGCGGGGAGTGCGAGGTAGCGGGGGATTTGCTTAAGCGCGTCCAATCCGCCATCGCCAAGCACAAGGGGCCACAGTCGTGAGCAACCTTTACGCCGAGTATGACGCCAAGGGCTGGCCGTCCATTGACCCGCGATCCTCAAACTACTGCTATAGACCCTGTTTAAACGGGGTCCACGTCTGTGGTCAGCATCCAGACGGCGACAACTGCCTGACGGTGCTGAACCTTCCGCTTGAGCATGGCGCGGCTCGCTCGCTGTTTGATGCTGCTAAGGCTGAACTATCCGAGCCGGACGAGGAAGAGAGCGACTTCATCGTTGATCTGTGCGTCGATGGGGACATCAACGAAGACTTTCGCATGAACAGGCAGATGTTGGGTCGCCTGAGAGCAATGGCCGACGCCATGATGGAGGCCCGAAAGTGAGCGAGCCGCATAACATTCTAGCGATGATCGAGGGCCATGCGCTCACCCGCATAGGATGCGACACATGACTGATCGCCGCAATATCCTGCCTCTCTCCCTACCCCCGCGCGGCCTGTCGAGGGTCGAGGCTGCAACCTATATCGGCGTCAGCATCAGCAAGTTTGACGAGTTGGTGCTGGACCGTCGCATGCCGCCTGCACGATCCATCGACCGCCGCCACGTCTGGGACCGTATGGAACTAGACACCTATTTCGCCGATTTGCCCTATGTTGGTGACGTTATGACCGCCAATGTCATCACTAACCCTGCCGGGCAGCGCGAAAACCCATGGGACAGCGTGGCTTGAAAAAACCTCTCTATGTGACGTCTTACCGCGACCGACACGGGACACTGCGCTGGCGTTACCGGCGCACTGGACGTCCGCAGAGCCAGACCAAAGAGCTGTTCGGCAGCGCGGAATGGTGGACATGGTACCACGCCTCTGACGATGCAGACGCAGCAGCTCAGACTGAAATCGGCGCATCGCGCACCCTGCCGGGCAGCCTCAACGCTGTCGCCGTCGCCTATTATACCTCGGCTGAATATCGCCAGCTGGCCAAGATTACCCAAGCTACCTATCGCAACATCATCGACCGGTTTCGCGATACGGCAGGCGAGCTGCCAGTGGGCAAGATCACCTCGGCCCATGTGCGCAAATGGGTCGATAACCGCGCCGACCGACCCGCCGCCGCCAACACCTTCCTTAAGGTTTTTCGCGCGCTGATGCGCTATGCGGTCGAGCGAAACATGATCCACGCCGACCCGACCGCAGGCGTGCGCCCAGTTAAAAACAAGACCGAAGGCCACCACACCTGGACGGAGGCCGAGATCGCTAGCTTTGAGGGCTACTGGCCCATCGGCACCCGCGAACGCCTAGCCTTTGACCTGCTGCTCTACACCGCCCAGAGATCCGGCGATGTGCGCCAGATGGGACGTCAGCACCTGTCAGAGGGCTACATCTCGGTACGGCAGGAAAAGACCGGACAGCCGCTTGAGGTGCCACTGCACCCACGCCTACGCGAATCGCTCGACGCCTATCACAGTGGCCACCTGCTATTCATCACCACCTTTGCGGGCAAGGGATACACGGCTCGCGGCTGGGGCAACTGGTTTACCGATGCCGCGAAACGCGCCGGCCTACCCACTGGCTGCACCGCCCACGGCCTGCGCAAATCAGCGGCCCGACGCCTAGCCGAGGCAGGCTGCTCGCCTCACCAGATCGCCGCCATAACGGGCCACAAGACCCTAAAAGAAGTCGAGCGATACACCCGCGCCGCCGCACAAAAAACGCTCGCCACCGACGCCATGGACCGCATCAAAAAACCCAAGGCAACCGGTTAGACAATCCCTACAAAACCCCAAACAAATCAATAGACCCTCTAGGGCAGGTTAGACACCTTAAGCCTTTGATTTTCAATCAATGCAGAAGAACCGGTCAGGCCTCCATCTCCCGCGAGACAAACAGCTAGCCGCCCTTCGGGGCGGCTTTCTTGTTTTCAGACCTATCCTCCCCTTTTCACCTGTATATTCAGCCCGTCATGGCCAGATGGTGCAGAACCACTGCCGAGGTGGCGGCCACATTCAGAGAATCAAACCCGCCTGACATGGGAATGCCAATCGGGCGACAAGTGTCGATAAGGCTTCTGGGCAGTCCCGGCCCCTCTGTCCCCAGCAAGATGGCCACTCGGCCCGCGGGACGATAATTCACCAGACGCTCACGGGCTGATGGTGTCAGGGCCAGAACTTCAAAACCCTTGGCCTGCAGTGCCTGAACGATCTCGACGGCCCCCTGCCCCGTTATCATGGGCATTCTCAGGGCCGCCCCCACCGAGACGCGAATGGCCTTGCGATAAAAAGGGTCACAGCAGTGATCATCCAGAATCACTCCCGCCGCCCCAAAGGCTGCGGCATTGCGCAAAATGCCGCCCATATTGTCGTGGTTGCCAATGCCGCTGGCGACCACCAGCATCGCCTTTTCGTCCAGCCCTTCCAGAAAAGTCCCTAGCTCGGCCTCAACTGGCTTTTGCCCCAAGGCCAATATCCCACGGTGCAGATGAAAGCCCGCGATCTGGTCCAGCACCTCCTGCGGGGCTGTGTGGATCGGCACATCACTTGGCAGGGCCGCAAGCAGCGGGCGTAGGGCGTCCAGACGCTTATTGGCAATCAGCACCGCTTTTGGCGCGCACAGGCTGGCTTTTGACAGCAGGACATTCAGCACCACCTCGCCCTCAGCCACGAACAAACCCTGACGTCCTGTCAGGTCACGCTCCTTGATGTCACGGAAGGCCAGAACTGCCGGGTCGGCGGCATCGGTAACGGGAATGATATTCAT